TGCACTACCAGCGCGTGCATCGTGGGGCAGCACTGGACGGCATCTACATCCTGCGCTGCCGCCATTGCGCGCAGGAATACCACGCGCGGACGCTGAAGGGCATGTATTGCAACCCGAAGTGCAGGCGCCGCGCCAGATACGAGCACGACCGAGCGACGGGAAACATCCCGAAGGTCAAGCCCCGGACCCCGGAGCAGAACCGTGAGCACAACAACATCCGGCGGGCGGCCAGGGTCGGCGCCGAAAGCGAGCGGTTCCAAGCCGGGGAAATCTACGAACGGGACGGCTGGCGCTGCGGCATCTGCGGCCGGAAGATCACCCGGCAAGCCGGCCCCGAAGGCCCGTCCCTCGACCACATCCTCCCGATCTCGGCCGGCGGCGGACACACCCGGCGCAATGTCCGGGCGTCGCACCTCCGCTGCAACATCGCTCGCGGTGCTCGCGGCGCCGCCCAACTACGGCTACTCGCCTAGGGTCGGATCGGTCGGTGTCCGAAACGCTGCGAAGCGGGTAGCAGACACCTCCCCCGGCCCGTGGAAGCAGTGGAAGATCAGGACCCGGCACGGTCGGGCGATCAAGTTCATCGAAACCTACTGCCGGCCGGCCAAGGGCGTCGGTCACGGCCAGCCACTGAAGCTGGCGCGCTTCCAGAAGGAGTTTCTGGAGGCCGCCCTCGCTGACGGGATCGACATCGGCATCCTAGCGACGCCCCGCGGCAACGGCAAGTCATCCGGCGGCGGTGCCCTCGCCACCTGGGCGCTGTTCGATGACGACGAGACAGGAGCGCCACAGGTCCCCGTCATCGCCACCACGATCGGGCAGGCCATCCGCTCCTGCTACGGCGTCGCCGTTTCGATGATCAAGGCCGAGCCCGAGCTGCTGCGGCGATCGCTGATCTACACCGGCATTGCCACCCCCCGCGTAACGGTCCCGGCCAACGAGGGCGAGCTCTTCCCGATCTCGAATGACCCGGACGGCCTCCAGGGGCTCGACCCGAGCCTCGCCATCGTCGACGAGATCGGCTTCCAGCCCGTCGAGTCGTGGGACTCGCTGCGGATGGCCACCGGCAAGCGCGAACGGTCCCTCGTCGTGGGCGTCGGGACTCCGGGGCTCGACCGGAACAACGCCCTCTACCACGTTCGCAAGGCCGTTCACGAGGGGGCCGCCCTCCCCGGCCTCGTGTTCCGCGAGTACGCCGCACCGCCCGGTTGCAAGGTGGACGATCGCAACGCATGGCGGCAAGCCAACCCCGCCATCCGGGCAGGGTTCCTGCGCATCTCGGCGCTGGAGACGGACCTGGCGATCACCCCCGAGGGGCACTTTCGCATCTTCCGGCTGGGTCAGTGGGTCGAGGGCACCGCCTCCTGGCTCGGGCCGAACGGGCGCGGCATCTGGGATGCCCTCGCTCGGCCGTGGGATTTCGTCGCCGGCGCGCCGACGTGGGTCGGCGTGGACGTTGGCCTCAAACGCGACTCGACGGCCGTGGTCGCGGTCCAGAAGGACGAGGCCGGCAAGCTACATGCCGTCTGTCGCCTGTGGGTCCCGACCGCGGATGAGCCGGTGGACGTGACCGACGTGATGGAGCACATCCGCGAGCTCTGCCGCGCCTACGCCGTCGAGGCGATCAGCTTCGATCCGCGGTTCTTCGACGTTCCGGCCAAGATGCTCTCCGACGAGGGCCTGCCGCTGGTGGAGATCCCGCAGTCGGTCGAGCGCATGACGGCCATCTGCGGCGGCCTGTTGGAGGTCATCCGGCGCGGCGACCTGTTCCACGATGGCGACGCCGGGCTGGCCCGCCACGTGCTCAACGCCGTCCCGCGCTTCAACGAACGGGGCTTCACGCTCCAGAAATCCAAGTCCATCGGGCGGATCGATGGTGCGATTGCCCTCGGACTCGCCGTGGACCGCGCCCTGCATCGGGATGTCCCGGAGTCATTCGTCATCGACTTCTTCTGACTGAGGTGTGCCCGTGGCTACCTGGGCGAGTTCCCAACTTCGCGCGGATGGGCTGCGGGCAAGCGTCGAGAGCCGCGCCGTCACGATGGCCGCGTGGGCATCCTCGGACCAGACGTGGGGCGAGATGACCGGCGCCTCCAACGTGACGCAGGACAACGCGTCGAAGATCATCGCCGTGCTGGCCTGCACCAGCCTCTACGCCGACACGATCTCCAGCCTGCCGGTCCACGTCTTCCGGGACGCTGCCACCGGCACGGAGAAGATGGCGCTGCCGGACTGGATGCAGTACCCCGTCCCCGGCGACCAGAACGTGACCTGGGCCGATCACATCTCGCAGGTGATGCTGTCGCTCCTGTACGACGGCAACGCCTTCGTGCTGACCCTCCCGGACGTGTACCGCCCGCTCTCGCTCGAGGTGTTCCACCCGCAGTCGGTCGAGGTCAAGAACAGCGGCGGGATCCGGTCGTACAAGCTCCCCGGCGGCAGCCTCGTCGGCTCGGACCAGATGTTGCACCTCGCCCGGAACCGCAAGCCCGGCCAGGATCGCGGCATGTCGCCGATCGACCAGGCGGCGGGCGACCTCGCGGCGGCCACCGGGCAGGCGAAGTACATCGCCAACCTGTACAACAAGGGCGCCCACCTCCGCGGCGTCCTGTCGAGCGAACAGGCGCGCCCGCCCGCCGAGGTCGTCAAGGAAGCGCAGGAGGCGTGGGAGAAGGAATACGGCGGCATCGGCAACGCCGGCAAGACAGCGATGCTGTGGAACGGGACCAAGTTCCAGCCCCTGACCCTCTCCCCGACCGACCTCGCATTCGTCGAGACGCACGCGCAGACGGTCGAGGACGTGGCCCGCCTCTACCGCGTCCCGCTGGGCATGATCCAGATCAACAAGCCGGGCGCCGTCAGCTACAGCAGCGCCGAGCAGTTTGCCCTCGATTGGGTGAAATACAGCATCCGACCCTACGTCGTGCTCCTCGAAACAGGATACTTCCGGCTCCTGCCGCGCCCGCGTTCCATCCAGTTCGCGCTGGAGGGCCTGCTCCGGGGCGATCTCAAGTCCCGCGCCGAGGGCTACGGACAGCTCATCCAGAACAGCGTCATGCGGCCCTCAGAGGCTCGGCGGCTGGAGGACCTCCCAGCCGACGCGACCGCCGACCGCATCTTCGGGAACGCCGCCCTGGTCGCGCAGGACACGGCCATGCTCCGCGCCAAGGCGGACGCGGCGAAGACGCTCATCGATGCCGGCGTGGCGATCCCCGATGCCCTCGCGGCTGCCGGCCTACCCGCGATGGCATCGGCTCCGGAGCCGCCCGCCCCGGCGGTCGCCGAAGCGCCGACGCCCAACCCGAACCGCGACCTGATGGAGGCCATCACGGCAGCCGTGACCCGAACGCCCGAAGAGCCCTTCCGCACCGCCGAGCGCGGGCCCAACGGCACGATCCGCACCGCATCGACCGGCGCCCGGTTCGACATCCGCGTGGAACCGACCCCGGTGCAGGTCACCAACCCGGCCCCGATCGTCAACGTCGCCCCGCCCGTGGTCAACGTGGCAGCGCCCGAAGTGCATGTCGCAGCTCCCGAGGTTCGGGTGGAAGCTCCGATCGTCAACATGGCGGCCGCGGAGCCGATGGTCATTCCCGCCCCGGTGGTCAACGTGACCACGCCGGACGTGATCAGCATCGCGTCGATGCCACGCCGGACGACTACCCGCCGGATCACCGCACGTGATCAGCGCGGCATCACCGAAACGATCGACGTCGAGGAGGACGCGTAATGGCAGCTGGCGCCTGGACCTTCCCCAATGGCGGCAGGAGCGACATCCTCGACGCCATGTTTCACATTGACGCCGACACGTTCAAGATGGCGCTGTTCACGTCGTCATCCAACCTGGGCGCATCTTCGACCTCGTTCGCCGGGGTGACGAATGAGGTCGGCACGACGAATACCGGCTACACCGCCGGCGGCAACAGCATCACCATGACCAAGAGCGGCACCACCACGGTCACGGTCGTGCAGACCGCAGGCATCCAGTGGACCGCCGGCACCGCCAACCTGACCGCGAAGTTCGCCGCGATCTACGAGGTCGGCGGCAACGTCCTCTGCTACTGCACCCTCGACGCTGGCGGGGCTGACGTGACCGCTACCAACGGCAATACCCTGACCGTGGGCGGGACCTCGGCTACCGTCTTCACGTTGGCCTAACTGACATGGCTGACACCAAGATCAGCGCACTCGCCGCAGTCACCACCCCGGCGACGACCGACGAGTTCGCCGTCAACCAGGGCGGCGCGAGCAAGAAGATGACGCTCGCGCAGATCCTCGCGGGCACGTCCGTTGCGGGCCCGGTCCCGGTCGGCGGGATCATCCTCTGGTCCGGGACCATCGCCACCATCCCAGCGACGTGGAAGCTCTGCGACGGCACGGCGAACAGCCCCGGCCCCGACCTCCGGGATCGCTTCATCGTCGGGGCGACATCGGACGACTCGGGCGTGGCGAAGACGAACATCACCGGGGCGCTGACGCAGAGCGGCGCGGCGGCCGTCTCGGCGCACAGCCTCTCCACGAACGTCGCGGTGAGCACGCACAGCCTCTCCACGAACGTCGCGATCGATACCCACGCCCTCTCGACTAACGTCGCGATCGCGAACCACACCCTGAACACCGGCACCGGCCGGACCTCGACCGCCTCGACGGTGGCCTACGTGACCACCTCGGGCAGCATCACCCACACGATCACCCAGCCGGTCGTCAGCGCGCACGCCCTGACCCAGCCTGTCGTGTCGGCACACTCCATCACCCAGCCGGTCGTCAGCGCGCACACGTCGGCCTGGCCGGCGTACTTCGCGCTCGCCTACGTGCAGCGGATGACCTAGATGCAGATCGAAGAGATCACGCCGCTCATCCCCGCGATCGGCGAGTCGCCGGTCGATGACACCGTGCTCGTCGCCTGCCCGACGTACTCGGGCCTCTCGACCGTGCTGGACGAATACCTCGACGCCTACTCCCAGCTCGAATGGTCGAAGCGGAAGCTAATGCTCGTCGACAACAGCGACGGCCCCGAATACGCGCGCTCCATCCGGGACAAGGTGGAGGCGGTCGGCGGCACCGTTCGGCACATCCAGCCCTCGACAGATTGGGAGGACACGTTCAGCCGGGCATGGGGCGTGATCCTGCAGCACGCTCGGTGGAACGGGTACACGTGGATCCTGTCGCTGGAGCAGGACGTGATCGTGCCGCGCCTGACGCTCGACACGATGCTCAACGTAGCCGGCTACTGCAAGGCGCCGTTCGTGACCATGACCTACCCCTA